TTCCCTATTTGTAGCGGAATCATTTGTAATAGCACCATGATCAGTAGCTCCAGTACTATTTTGAATATGTCCAGGAAACCATCTCATAGAATTAATACGATCATTCTTAACAGCACGGAAACAAAACTTTTGTTGAACAAAACATCCATACTTTGTTTGACCAGGAGTAACTTCAGCACGAGAACCAGAAATTGCATCTCTAACAACAACTAAACCACCATATGTTATAATAAAAGGAACAATAGTAATATTAGCTAAATAATTAGTACCAGAATCAATTTCATTAAAAACAGCACGTTCAAAAGTTCTATGAATTTCAAACTTATTAGAATAATATCTTTGATCACCAGGTTGAAGAATTACAGTTTCAGATTTAAGTAACCTAAACATCCTCTTAAAACCAGGACAACTAAATGGATCCATTCCATATTCATTAATAGTAGGTTGTCCAGCAGTAGCAGTAAGAGTATTAGTATACTGAGCAGGAACAGGAGCACTTTGACCTAATGACATCTTTGAAAGTAAATTAGTCCATACTGTTGAAACCGAATCAGCAGTACTTTTTCTATATTGCAACCAATAAATTTTTACTTTCATCGGAATCAAAGATTCCGAAACTAAATGAAGCTTTTCAGTATAATATTCCAAATGAAATCTATCCTGATCTTTAGCTTTAAGAGTAGTAAAATAAGAACTAGGAGTAGCATCAGAATTAACAAATGGATTCAATAATACTGGATCACAAGCCCAATTATCATTATCTAAACGATTATTAGATGTAGTTCCAACTATTTGTTTACGCGTCAAAACACGCTTTGTTTCATCAGTATTCTGTCTTCCTTCATCAACACCATTATTAACAAAATCCCAAGTATTTTCATACCAATATCGGCCAAATAACTTTCTATTATGTTTAGGTTTATGTACCCAAACATGTCCAATCTTATAAGACATATCATTATGTTGAGATATTTGTTGAGTAGCCTGTTGCGTAGCTCGTGCTAAACTAGTAACACGACTACGAACAGGTTTTGATTTATGACGTTTGTGAACTTTGGTAACTCTTTTACGCTTAACATGAACCTTTTTGCGTTTCAAAACATATTTACCATAACCTCTTTTTTTGTGGAGAGGAATAGCAGCCATTTTTGGGTAAGTTTTTCCTAACCTCTTACCCAATTTATAGCCAAGGAAACCGCCGCGAATACCACCATGAATATATCCAAGCACAGCTCCAGAAGTGCGAGCCAAAGTATCATACATTTAAAGGTAAAATTTTTATTCTAAATTTTCAATATTTGGAGTAGAAGGTAAATCCCAATCAAAAACGTATGAATCAGCATGAATGATATTAGTAAATCTTCGCATGAGAGCATCATAAGTATCAGAGTCAAGTTCAGGATACCAATCTTTTGGGTGAAGATTAGAAGTTATCCAGATTTGTTTGGATTTGAAAACTTGGGCGCCGCCTTTAATTTCAACGATGACTGGATATCGATCAGTCCACCGGAGGAGGTGATTGATGTTAATTCCTCCTCGAAATTCATCGATAACAACATTTTGTTGACCTCGATAGCCACACCAGAACTTGGAGTTTGGATCTTTAGGGTAAGCTTCCCAACCGGCTTGGGACCAAGCGTAACGGCTTTTTCCAAGACCAGTTTTACCCCATACAACAGTAGTAGTTCGCTCTTGAGCAGTTGAGACCATATAATCTGTAGCAATTCTTCGGAGGGCAGAATAAGCATGAACAAATACCGATGCTGGTATGTCTTCAGATTCAAGATTGCCAGCTTGAGCAGCAGAGCGGACAAGGTCCCAGTTTGTCTTAGAAGTTCCACTAGACGGGTAGACTCCAAACTCAAATTGCGTTCCTTCAACTCGAGTATGCTCCTTCCAGACATAATCTTCGGCTTCTTGGCAGTAAGTGGGCTCAGCTCGGAATCCAACAAATCCAAACATCTGTTGGAAAAATCGCTTACTGACTTTCTTCTTGGTATACCCGATAACTTGCCAGTGAAGATACCCGGTTTCTTCTCCAAGTTCCTTTTGACCTTTGGTGTATTCAAACTGGTAAAGACCGGGGACGTAGGGGGAGTCTGCTGGGATTGTGAAGAACCAGTAGCGAGCTTGACGTCGGACCAATGAGGAAGCTGAGCGTCTTGAAGAGGAGGTAGAGGAGGACTGTTCTGGAGATTCATTATCAATAAAATTCATTATGAATATCCACTCAACATCGACTTTTTTATATTACATGTGGCTTAGACAGGGGATGTGACTGTCACGTCGAGTCATTCACCGCCCTACCGTCCGATATCACGTAATTTAGCCGCGCGGAAAAAATCACGTGATTGGATCATGATCCATGATCCAGGGGGTCTATAGTAGGTAATACTGGGGATCGAAGCGACCTACGGCCGCTTCGCTCCGGTCCTACTATAGACTTGGTGACCCTGCAGACACAGTTTTTGCGATATTGTCTTGAAC